GTTCGCTCTTCTGATAACAAGTATCTAGATATCGTCTCTGACAACTGGATCCCTGTTCAGAATGAAGAGGCTTTCGAGTTCTTTGATGAGTACACCAAGACTGGTGGCATGTCAATGCACACTGCTGGTTCACTCAAAGACGGTCAGATCATTTGGGGTCTGGCGAAAGTCAACGAGTCCTTCAGTCTCTTTGGCGGCAAAGATGAGGTAGAATCTTATCTCTTGTTGTCTAACCCTCACAACTACGGCAAGGGTGTCGATATTCGATTCACTCCGATCCGTGTTGTATGTAACAACACTCTGTCTCTGTCTCTTGAAGGCAAGGCATCGTTGGGTATCTCACTGAATCACCGCGCATCGTTCGATGCTGAGAAAGTGAAGTTGGCGCTCAATGAAGCCCATGAGAAGATGGACAAGTATCGCGAGATGGCACAGTTTCTCTCTGAGAAGCGGTACACTCAAGATAACCTGTTCGAATACTTTGCGCGAGTCTTTCCGAAGACGACCACGAAGTCGGGTGCTGTGTCTTTTGATGAACTGATGAAGCAGTTTAAGAAAGGCGAAAAGGTTGTCTCTCGTAATGCTCAAGAGGCAATGCAAGTGGTAGAAACACAGCCTGGCGCTGAGTTTGGTGCTGGTTCATGGTGGTCTGCTTACAATGCAGTCACTTATATGACCAATCACATGACGGGTCACAATCCCGACACTCGTATGCAGTCTGTGTGGTACGGCTCTAACAAAGACCGTAACATTAACGCTCTGGGTCTGGCAGTAGAGTACGCCGAAGCGGCATAATACTGTCCACTTTGGCTGGAGTTCGCTCCAGCCTTTTTTCACATCTGATAAATAGTATTTCAACAGAACTAGGAGAAATTCAATGCTGGATATGATTAGAAACTTTGTTCTTCAAATATTGAATATGGCATTTCCGCCCCGTGATCCTTTCGAGGGCATTGATACAGTCGATACAACTGCTGAGGAAGACATAGCCGAATATCGAGTTACTTTTCCTGATGTCAAGACTGAAGAAGAACTGAATGCAATGACTAAGGCACAGTTGGTCGAATACGCGGAAGGCTTTGGACTCGAAGTACTGAAGATGTCGTGGACAAAGAAGCGTATGGTCGTTGAAATCTGTGCGAATGGTCTTGCGCGAGGTGACTCTTGATTGCTATCTTCAAGGATGATGATCCGCAGATAGCCGCGGTTTCAACTTTCATCGAAGACATTGAAAAACTCACAAATGGCAACGAAATCTATTTCATGGATGCCGTTGTGTTGTACTGTGAGAACAACAATATTGAGATTGAAAGCGTGGCTAAATTCATCCGAAAGAATGCTATTCTGAAGGCGAGAATACAAGAAGAGGCAGAAGAGTTAAATTTTCTGAAAAAAACATCTAGATTACCTATTTGATATGGACCCATTTGAAGCCTATAAAATGTACACTGCGATTAGTCTACACTTCAATTCGCCGAGCTATGATTACTTCAAGTACAATGGATCAGTGAAGACAAGCAAGACTAAATTTGATGTGAGGAACGACAAATATTTTTTTCACAAACTTGCAAAAATTGAAAGTTTGCCGCTTTTTCTAGCCACTTCTTTCATGCGTGACAGTAAAGTCTGGGTAGGGAATTTGTTTGATGAAAAATATATCAAGTTGTACAAGCAAGCAGTGAAGAGACAGCAATCGTTGGAGTACACTTTCAAGACAGAGATGTCTAGATATGATGACCTCAATGATGCGCTAAATGTAGTCGATGGAGACTACCCTAGTATACTAATCGCGTACAAGCGCGGTGATGTATCGCCTGAAACAATGATTATATTGAATGGCGTGTTAAACGTCTTCGAGTATTGGAGTGATTCGATATCTGACAAAGTTGTCTGGCCTAAGATCAGAGATTCTTTGCGCAAGTATTCTGGATTTCTAAAATACGAAAAGACTAAATATAATAGGTTACTACTTGACATGTTCAATAGTACCTGTTAAGATACTTGTATCGTTATGAAATACGTGAATAAGCTGAATATACTACAATCATACATTGAATACGGAGAAATACTTATGACTAGTTCATTTGACCAACTCAAAAAATCTCGCACTTCTCAATTCGAGAAACTTACTCAAGCCGCAGAAAAACTGTCTAACAACGCGCCTCAGGGTGGCGGTGCAGATGATCGATTCTGGAAGCCAACGGTAGATAAAGCAGGCAATGGTTCTGCAATCATTCGTTTTCTTCCTGCGCCTGCGGATGAAGATGTACCCTTTGTACGTTACTGGGATCACGGCTTTCAAGGTCCTGGTGGCTGGTATATCGAGAAGTCTCTTACATCAATCGGCGAAGAAGATCCAGTATCACAGTACAATAGCAAACTGTGGAACTCTGGCAGTGACGCTGATAAAGAGATCGCCCGCAAGCAAAAGCGCCGCTTGCACTACGTCTCAAACGTTTATGTTGTATCTGATCCAGGCAATCCTGCCAACGAAGGCAAAGTCTTCTTGTACGAATACGGCAAGAAAATCTTTGACAAGATTAATGATCTGATGCATCCTCAGTTTGAAGATGAAGACGCGGTGAATCCGTTTGATCTCTGGGAAGGTGCTAACTTCCGACTTCGCATTCGTCAGGTAGAAGGCTATCGAAACTATGATAAGTCTGCTTTCGATTCTCCCAGTCAACTGGCTGACGATGATTCTGAACTTGAATCAATCTGGAAATCAGAACATAGTCTGTCTGAATTCCTTGATCGAAAGAACTTCAAGTCATATGAAGAACTTCAAGCACGATTGTTCCGTGTGCTTGGCGAGCAAGGTGGCACTGCTGTAGCAGATAAAGTAGAGTATGAGCCTAAGCGTGAACAGACTGCTTGGACACCACCGACTGAATCGGTGAAAACAAGCGCAGTGAAAGAAGTACAGACTTCATTCCCAACGTCCTCTTTTGATGACGATGAAGACTCTCTGGACTTCTTCAAGAAGTTGGCCGAGGGATAACAGACATTTGTTGCAACCCTCACCATGCACCCCGCTTCGGCGGGGTTTTTTATGTCGTTTCGTATTTGGTTAAGAAACTATCTTTTGTTCGATAACTGATTGCAGAAGTACCACCTTTTGATGGACCATTACCACCCGCTATAGACTTAGGTGAAGGTTTATCCTGAGTCATTGGCATCATGATTGGCACAATCGATTGAACAACTTTTGAACGAGACTTCGACATATTACCCATGATCGATTTCAATTCACTTGACGGTATATTCATCTCAACGCTTTCTTCGCCTGTGAGATACTTCATGCCCTTTTCTACCCAGCCACCATTCTTCCTGTAGCCTGCTAGACCAGATAACATTTTCTTTGTAGCGTCTGCTGGAACGATAAAGCCATCTTCTTTCGGTACCATCAACTCTGGACCTTCTTCACCCACGAGATAGTCACTACCGTCTTCGACTGGTCCGCCTTTCGCTCTTGGTTCAGTTAAGAGTGTGATTGAACCATCTTCATTCTTGATGCGGAAATTATTTTTCATATAATTTTTGACGTATTCTGGTCTTTCACTTTCTGCGAACATTGACTCTTCGCCGCTGAATGCATCTTCGCCGTTGAATTTCCGCACACGTAAGCGGCTATCACGCCAAGAAACGTCTTCATCTTTTGCTAACACTGTACCGCTTGCTATATCAGCTTTCTCTTCTTCCTCTAAACGCAACTCACCCTCGGCCTTGGTTAACGCTAAATCTCCCTTTGCAGGATAACCATTCTGTATCGTCCATCCAGGTACACCAGGAAGAGCATTCCCATCACCAATCTCAGTCAGTCTTATCCATTCACTGGTACCACCGAACTGTATCATATTACCACCAGTCCAGCGGCCTACACCTATTCTCTCTGCTTCCCATTGGACACGACCTGATCTACCTTCTTTCTCTGCTTTTTCAGTTAATATTTCTTTTCTTGCCGCAGAAGCCTTTTTCCAATCTTTTTCATGTTCTTCCATTATCTTGAATATTTTATCGGTCATGGCATTTGGATCAATACCACGCGACTCTAAATCATCAAAATACGCGACAGTCTCTTCCATTTGCCTCTCGCCTTCAGCCATCCACTCTTCCAATTCCTTGTCGGCTTCATCGAATTCAGCAAATGGATTATACGCTTCTTCGCCTTCTTCACCTACTAGATAAGTTTCACCAGCTTCGACTGGTCCGCCTTTCGCACGAGGTTCAATGTTCTCCTGCTTCAGATAGTCTTCAATCATGCGATCTAGTCTGCCATACGAGACATCCATATTCTCAATCTTAGCAGGCAATA